AAGGAACGGTTTCATGCAAAGTTCCTGGATAGAATGTCGTCGTTGCGGGTCAGAACATCGATTCATAGATCCAGATTCTTGGAAATCACCGAGTGTTTTTGTAGGGTGTGGTGAATTAAGTTCAGCACTGTCATTAAAAGGTTCAAATTTGGTCTCACGGGTCTGAGACTCTGGTATGGAATCCCGGCCTGTAGAGCCGTCGGTCATCCAATCCCAGACTTTGCTAGTAGCTTTCTCAAAGCTAAAGCTAGCAGCAGTTTTGACGCCAAATTTAACAGCGTTGTCCATAAGTGCATTACCAATTTGGTCCATTTGGCCATCACACTCCGGGGGCGGACGCGCTCTAGATTCAGAGTACGCGGTTGTAGCGAAAGGTCCTCCAAATTCAAGGCCGTTATACTTCACAAAGACTTTTACTTCAATGTTTTTCAAAGCGGTCGTATCGGTAGCATTGGGCGGTATTATGTACACATTAACACCTCCAACGTTAAGGGCCCAATCGTACGTGGGGTTTACAGTAGGGGAGGAAGCTTCATAAAATGGATTAAGCCATTGCACAGGACAGTGCCATGGGATTTCCATTGTGGCTTCTTCATTTGGAGCAATGTTCAATATTATAGGATTGTAGCTAGCGTAAGAATTGGTGTTATACCTGGAGTTCACTTGACCTCCAGTATAAGTGGCACCAACATCTCGTGCACCTGCAACAGAATCCGTAAACGGAATGTAGTTGATACAAATGAAGCCATACTGTAGCGGGTTCGAAAGAACGAGGAAACGGACGGAGACTGACTTCCATCTCATCCACGCGAATTGCTTCGAGTAGGTGAGAATGGGGTCTGTAGCCAGCATAGAATAGATGGGTGCAATAACGGAAGTGGCTGCGGAACCACTCATTGACAGAGTTGCACATAAATATTCTCGACTGAATACGTCGGTAGAAGTTGTTTGCATCGAGGGAGAAAAGCGAACAGTCGCTCCTATGTTGTTCACGGCAATGCCGGGCTCAACAAGGGAAAAACGTGTGAGCTGTGTGTCCGATGCGACACTAGTATCAGGTTCTAGGAAGTTTTCTTCCGCACCTTTATTAAGATCGGTGGCAATCCA